GATGTTCATCTTCCTCATCAACAGTTTGTGTATTGGATTCCTCTGGAGTAGAAGTCTCTTGTGGAGCTTCTGTAGGCTGAGGTTTATTATCAATGTCTTGCTTACCCTCAGGTTCTTCATCAAAGTCATAGGCTTCCCCTGTAAGCTCTGATGTAGTGTCCTTATCAGGAACCATGCCCATGTCCTCATTAGTAGGCTCATTGTCACTGGTCTCACTCACATTGTTGGATGTCTCTACTTTCTTCTCAGCTGCTACCTTTGACTCTTCCTTAACCTTCTTCTGCTCATCTTCCTTCTTCTTTCTTTCCTCTTCCTCTCTTTCCCTTTTCTTCTTCCTGTTCTCCAAGATGGTTGCATCCCTTTTCCTCAAGGTGGTTCTTCCATTCATCAATATCCTTGGAAGCAGCCTGTGTAGTCACAAAACCATTCGCCAGCTTAGTCCTAAGGACATCTGAGTAGTTGCTTTGTCTGATAATGGCAGCTATGTCCTCCCCATACTTCAACATGTCATAGTAGGGCTTGATGACATCCTCTTGTTGGGGATGGTCATTCATGTAAGCATTAAGAGTCTCACTATGCACACTCAAGGCTTCACTTCTAAGTGTGTCTGGGTTTTCCTCCCTGTCAAGATAAGCACTCTCTATCCTTCCATAGTGTTCCTTGATTTCCCTTTGAATGGCTTCACCAAATGCAGCCCTATTTCTGCTTTCCTCAGCAGCATCAAAGAAACTTGTGGCAAGCTGGTTGTTGTCCATGATTCTTTTGTAGGCAGTGTTCAAGTCCTCTATCCTGTTGGCAAGTGTGGCTGCATCATTTATCTTCCTGAGAGCCTCAGGGTCTTGCTGCTCCAAGGAAGACTTGATGTTGTCAATGATTAATTTCCTAACTTCAGTGAAGTTGCCCTTGTTCTTCTCATCAAAGACATAGGCAATATCCCTCACATCATAGCTCATCAAGTCCTCCTTGGCAAGGAATGGCTTGGTTAGACCCTTATCAATCTCTACCTTCTCTATCTCATCCTTCTCATTTTGAAGTCTTCTCTTCTCCTCCTCAAGGGTGTTCATCTCAAACTTCTGTGCATCCATGAGTTCCTTGCTCATTTTTGCCTTGCCCTTTAGTTCTGTCTGCTTGTTGGGGTCTGAGGTAAGCTCTGCCTGCCTTTCATATACCTTTGCTTTCTTCTCATTGTAGGCATTGCTGCTCTTGAGCTTCTCAAGCTTCTTGTCTATCTTAGAAATCTCCTTCTCTCTAGCAGTGATGGCTCTCTTCTTTGCAGGCTCAGTGCCATACCTAAGGTTATAGTCAGGGGTAAACACAGACTCTAAGTCTGCATGATGGAGACCTAGCTCATTCTCCAAGGACTCCAGTCTCTTCTTGTAATCCTCGCTAGCCACAGTATTATACATAAGGAAGGACTTGACCAAAGGAGAGTCATTCTTCAAGCTTGGACTGCTTGCAAAGAGTTGCTGGATATTGTCCATCCTGTCCTTCAGCTCCATGAAGTACTTGGCATTGGATTGCAACCTCTGTGCAGCAAACTCCTTTCCTTTCTCTCCCTCATCAAGTATGGACTTGTTGTCAGGGTCTGCGAGGAACCTGTCAACCTCAGCATCCATCTCATCCTTTGAGAGAGTGCCCTCAGCAAGACCTTGGATGGTATTCATTGCATCCTGATACAGTTGGCTCTTCTCACCTCCAATGTCCTCCAAGCCATTGAGAGCATTGATGAGAGTGAAGGCATTATATAGTTTGTTGTCCTTTGAGTCAAGGATGTTCATTGGGTTGCTGGCATCTATTGGGGAGCTGTAGTCATTGAGCACAGACACTATCTTTGATGCAGTGTTGAGCTTATCCTTGTTGGCAGAGATTACATTGTTGATTGCCTCCACAGTCCTGTCAACCCTCCTGTCCTTCTCCTTTGCCTCAGCATAGGTATTGAGCAAAGGGTTCATCAGTAGCTGGCTAGCCCTCTCAGCATAGTTGAGCTTGTTACCAAACTCATCCTTTCCACCAAGCACTGCATTCCATGTGTACTTAGGATGCATGATGGCATTGATATTAGCTGTTGCTGTTGCAGCAGGAGATACCATTCCTATGAAGCCTTCATAAAGATTCTCTCTGTCAGTGAGACCATCAATTCCCTCAGAGAATCCCATCACCAAGTTGCCAAGCATGGTGTCCATGGTGGCATCATAAGCCTTAGGGTCATAGTTCTTCCTGATGTAGTTGTCAAAGATGTTGTTACCTACACCCCCTGCAAAGGAAGCATTGATGCCATCAAGGTACTCATCCAAGAAACCTCCTGCAAACTGCTTGCCTATCTCCTTGGCTAGCTTCTTGCCAGAGGAGAACTTGACTTCATTACCTTTCTTATTAAGCACTCTCTTCACGCCTCCACTCTCAGCATCAGCAATGAGAGACTTGTCAATGGTGTTGTCAAAGGCTCCTCTCATGGAACCCTTGGCTATCTTGAACTTCTGAATGGTAGTTGTCAGAGGGATGTTTTTCACATAGTCCATGAGGAAGTTGGTCATGTAAGCCTTGGTTGCAGTCCTTGCAGCCTCCATCTCATCTTTCTTGTGAAGCTCCTGCAACTCCTTTTGCTTTGCCCCAAGAAGCTGGTTGGTGTATAGCTGCTTTGCCTGTGCTTTCAATGTGGCATCACTGAGGGGAAAAGCCTTTGAGCCTTCCCTGTTACCCAAGGCAACCCTTCTGTTGTCCTTGGCTTTCAACTGATTGTAGAAGGCATTGATTCCTGCCTTTGCCTCATTACTGTTGTAGTTGATGGACTGCTGGTATTCAGACAGTTCCCTCTCAATCTCTGAGTTGATTTTCTCCCTTGCACTTTGCAGTTGGTCATCAAAGGTTCCCATTGCCTCCAGCTGTGCTCCCTCAAGACCTGTGGTAGCACCCACAAGCAAGTCATTGGTCACTCTTCCTACCTTTGATGCAGTCTGCATAGCCTTTGCAGAGAGACCCAAGCCCTTGAGTGCAGCCTTTCCCCCAAAGCCTACAGCCTTGCCTATACCACCAGTGAGGGCAGTCTCTGCTATACCTGCAAGCACATGACCACCTTGCTTGAAGCCTTCCTGCACAGTCTCCCATGAGAGGAAGTCAGGAGTAGAGCCATAGTGCCTTACATTGACATCAGGGGAGATACCCCCTGCCTCCTCTATAGCCTTGATGTTTGTAGGAGAGAAGGTGTTGTACTTATACACATTGTTCCAGTATGCAGGGTTAGTCCAGATGTTGGTGTTGTCCTCATAGTCAACAATCTGACCTTTCTTATTGTATATAGGCTTGTCAGGGTCTTTGCCTTGGTTGAGGATAGCCATCCTGTCAACATTGAATGCACTGCCTATGTTTGCAAGGAGAGCAACGTTGCTGCCAATGTCTGACCATGCAGTAGTCAAGATACCTTTCAAGGTGTTTCCTGTGAAGCTGCCATCCTGTGCATCAGCCACCTTGTTTTGCATGGTTGTCTCTAGGTAATGGTCTGCAACACCCTTGCCATACTTGCTTTGCAAGGCTAGGTACTTGGCATAGTCCTTCAGCTTGTCCTCCTCACTGTAGTCCTTCATCCATGAGGAGTTCTTGAACTGATTATAATAGTTTGAAGACTTGGCTATCTTGTCAAACTCCCTGAGGGTCTTGGACAGGCTTTGCTTGCCACTGTCATCTGCCTGAAGCATATTGGCATATATCATGTCAGCGTCCCCTTGGATAGCATCCTCTCTTCTCTTTTGAGATTCTGCTTTCAGCCTTTCAAGGATTTCATCGTTTCTTTTCTTGTAATAGTCATCCTTTCGATAAGGGGATTCTGTCAAGACAGGCTTTGCAACTTGCAGACCTCCTGCAAATCCAGGCTCCATTGCTGCAACAGTAGGGTTTGTACTTAGCTTGTCATAAATACTTTTTTCCTTCTTTGATGCAGCAACGTTCTTTTCAAATTGTAATTTCCTTTCCTTATCAGTAAGATACTCTTGGTTATTAAGCAAGTCATACATACCATCAATATCAAGAAAGGTAACAAGTTCATTGTAGTTAGTATCATCACCAAAGTTACCCTTTAATGCATCAGTAACTAGCTTGAACTCAGTCTTTTTATTTCTCATATTGAAGGAATCCTCAGTACCATCATTGTTGAGGTTAAAGTCATCCAGTCCAAAAGTATTGATGTACTTCTGGTTCATATATAACTTCATAAAAGCAGCTTGTTCTTCAAGAGATAGGCTACCTAAACCCCTCAGTCCTCTCAACCCTTGTAACTTTCTTTCTGGCATATCTATTCTATTTTAATTTCTGCAAATTTAGTGAAATACTAAGACACTGGTATATACTTTAATGTGGGGATTATTGAAGCTAAGGGAGTTATTGAGAGAATTTGTTATGATTTTATGCCTTGCATAGCCATGCATTCTACACCTGATTATCAGGTAGTTAGCTACAAAATATAGATAAATGTGGTCATAGGGGGTTCAATGATAAAAGATGAAAATTAAACTCAATTATAGTTTAATCCCAAAGTGCTTTAATCTCGGTGCTTAATTTAACATTTTAACAAAATATCAAAAATCAAAACTCTTTATATATCAACTCATTACAATTTTACCCTTCTTGTAAATGTTAAAAAGTCTCGGTCTAAATTACTTTAATTCTATACTATATAGACAAAACAAAAAGTTTAATTTTCCATGTAAAAACATGGAAACTTTTCACTAAAATTACATAGAAATTAAACTTTTAGATTAATTAAAAAACAGCTTTTGTGATGTAATCACGTTGCGTAAAATATTAAACGGTTTATCATTATTGTCCTCATATTTACCCCAAATCAAATTATTCATCCAATCAATAAAAATCAGATTCTTGACTTGTTTACTATCAGATGGCATGTCAATGATTCTAGTTGAGCAATTCATGTCAAACCACAATGTAGTTTGCAAATAATCTATAAGGCTATTACCAGACTTAACCTTCACAGTCTTGTTGTCTCTAATTAAATTTACAATCAGTTCATTCTTTACACAGTGAAGTACAGATAGACGTATCATGTAATTGTAGAGTTTGTTTCCATCCTTTCTAATATGCTGTTGAACTCTGCTCTTGTTTACAGTTATAGCACCTATATGAATATCTGGATTCATACTAGCAAGTTTCCTTACCTTCTCAGCAAAGAAACATTTGTCCTCTACAGATAAAGAGCTTCCTTTAAGTTCTATTTTAGGGTCAGTCTTTGTTCTTCTATAAACATCTACAACAATCCTTCGTAAGAGATGCTTCTTCTTGGCAGGACAAGCAACAAAGGCTATAGTCATAAAACGACTAGAGCCTCCATGTCTATAGGGTTTATCCAACACCCAACCTAAATCTCCACTTTCATCCAGATATACATTCATTTGAATAGCACTTAAAGTATATATACGAAAAAAGGCAGACCCTAAAAGAGGTGCATTTAAAATACACTTATGACACTTATCACTCTTAACTTAGGATTTACCTGCCTATTTCTTTGTGGTGCAAAGATAATAAGTTTCTAAGAAACAAACAAGCATCTAAAGGTAAAAGATTCTATTTTAACATACATTTAACTAAAAATTAAAAAGTATTCACACTTAACCTCAGAATTTCACTTAGATAATCTTAAAACAATACTAAGATATATTTTAAAAAATATTTCCTCTACAATACAATATATAATAATGTATTGCGTTATCTAGTAAATCATCTTTTACAATTATAAATATAAAGACTTGTGAATATGAATATTTTGTATTATATTTGCAAACAATAGGAACAGTGTAACATGAAAGAAAAGTCAGATAAATCATTGAAGGCTGCTAAGGCTCTGATAGACACTCAGCAGGTCTTTGGCTACAATGCATCAATACATTGTTCTTACTATGCTGTACTTCAGTACATGAAGTTTGTATTGAATGAAACTGATAATCATCCTATAGAATATAGGAAGCAAAAATCGGAGGGTGGAGAAAGCTCTCATAAGTTTATAATAGAAGCTATAAAAGATAGAATTGATAATAAGTATCAAGCAAATCTTCTAGTATGTGAGATTCGTGATCTGAAGAACTCAAGGCAAAAGGCTGATTATGAGCAAACAAACTTCACAGATGAGGCAGCTAGTAAGTGTGAGAAGCAAGCAGAGATTATAATAAAAAAGTTAAACCAACAATTTGAAATATTATGAATAAGATAGAATCAGAGTTAAGAGAATGGTTTGCCTATATGCAAAGTAAATACACTTGGCTTACCATCAAATATGAATATAGTGAAGAGAGAGGATGCTATTTAGTATCATTCTCTCCTACAAGTGAAATCTCACAGGATTGGAGTTTCTGTGATGAGGCTATGGACTTTGCACTTAAACTTGATGAAGAATATGGAGATTTGGATGCTCCTTTGTTCTGTAATGATGAGAGATTATTTAGACTCTCTGATAAGGCAATAGTATTACCTAGCAAGGACAATAGCATTCTTATGGATGTTATAAACTTAACATCTGCCCCTGTCACTACCACTTTTAAAGAGTTAGAAACTATTAAACAAGATTCCCAAAGTGAGTCTATCCTTGATGAGGCATCTTATTATAACTATAAAAATATAGCAGCATGACACCTATTAAGTATAAATTAGTTTCTATGGAAGTTATACAATCAGACATAGCTCCCAAGAATTATAATGCAAACAAAAGTATAAGTATAAACAATACTTTCTCTTTTGGTATTAATGATGACGATAATACTATATTCCGTATTATTCATACATTAATATTACATAGTGAAGGAAAGAACTTTGTTGAACTTACATTACAAACCTTCATATACCTAGCTGAGGAGTCTGTAAAGGAATTGACAAAGGGAAATAAACTAGAAATTCCTAGAGATTTCCTTGTCCAATGTGGTTCCATTAGCTATGGGAGCATGAGAGGTATATTAGTAGAGGAAGCAAAGAAAGCAGGGTTGCCTAACATTGTCTTGCCTCCTTATTATGTAGATACCCTCATCAAGGAATCTTTAGTGGTAGAGGTGTAGGAAGCTACATTAGACAAGAAATCATCTTTTACAGTTATTACAATATGGGTCTATTTAAATCAAAAGAACAAACAACAGAAGAACCAATAGGAGTAAGTCTTCTCACAGAGCATCAAAAAATTGGTCTCTTAGGAGCGACATGTTACTTGTGCTCCCCTGCTTTTATCTCAAATAAAGCAGAGGAGTGTGGTATGATACTAATTGCTTTTACTCAGTTACTAGGACTTGATGAGGAAACTATGCTGGAAGTAGCTAAAAAACAAGATACTTCAGATATTAAACACTATGTTGGACTTATTCGCACTATACAAAAAGAAAAGTCTTTAGTTTTATTTATTACAATATGTCAGCAACTAATTGAGTTGAGTGACAATCCTCACTTTATTTCTATAGCATACAAAAGAATACTGATGGATATAGGATATTCGTCAAAAGAAAGTGATGATATTTTAGAAGGAACTTATTTTGACAATCGAGATATAGAAGCCTACAAACCAAACCATGATTCTTCTATTTCTGATTTAGACCTAATGGCAGATTACTTCAGCAAACAATGTGAACAAGCAGAGGAAGAAATTAAGGAGCTGACAACTTCTATATCTGAACAAGAAAATAATTATGAGGAAGATGATTCTGAATATGTAACACCAAAGTTTCTCCATAATTGGAAATTTATAGATTTTCTTAATGGAAGAGATTATAACATACAGATTAAGGAGACGGTAAATTGTGAGACTGGTGAACACATGCATTCTTTAGTTTTGCAAGATGCTTCTGATAGGCAAATCTACTTGTCAAGAGTCTCTTACTTAGAAGGGTTGACAATATTAGAAATCCTTGGGAAGAAAGAGGATTTACTTGTTGGCATAACAGAGTATGGTAATTTCTGGTTACATGACGGAAGTAAGCTTTTTTATATGGAAGCAGATCAAATTTATTAAACAAACACTAGGATGGAAACAAATATACAAAAGACAATAAGAGAGAGATATAAGAAGCTTATAGACCTTATATCTCAGATTGGTAATAGCTTTAAAATTGTCAATGAATTTCCAAGAAGTATTAGTATTAAAGTTCTTGATGGTAAAGATAAGGAAATGTTATACTTTGAGTTGACAGCTCCTTACTATAACTATGCTGACAAGAAGAACTATCTAAGAGTTTGTTGGACTACTTCTAGTAATGTATGTAATAAAGTGGGGGAAGAATATTTTAATGAAAATCAGGAGCAATCTACTATTTTCCTTACTTTATTGTTTAGAATTTCAATATGGAAATTACAAACCGCTGACTATAAGGTTGTCAAAACTCTTGACGATATATTAGGTACAAACTTAGCAAAGGAATGGACTAAAGATAGATATGCAGCCAATGGTAAACAGCAGATTAATAAAGCTAGATTACTGGAGTACAAAAACAAGAGTGCTAAAGTTATAAAAAGAAATAACATATTTCTTTTTATAGGATTTATTATTTATATTTCTATAATCTTTGCTTTAGGAATAAGTATATTCAATTTGGATTATGTTTCTTATTGTGCAATTTGTCTTACTATATTTCCAGTAGTTACTTATTTCCTCCGTATTTATTACAAGGGTCTTAAGTTTATGGAGACAAATGAAATTCCTGATGAAGATGTCTTTATAGATAATTGGAGTCTCATTGATTTTGCTAAAGAATTTGGTAAAATGAGAATAGCACCATTTGTAAATAAAGAAACAGGGGAAGAGTTTAAGACCTGCATTTTCATAAATTCCAAAGGAGAAAAAATTTGGGTAAGATTTAGTGATGAACTAGGCGTGCTTTCTTCTACTGAAATTACCCAAAGAAAGGATGAACTAAAAGTTGGATTAAAAATGAATGGTTATTATTACCTTCATAATGAAAATGTTGTATTTGGAGAATATATAAATTTAAATGATTAAACAATTATGATTATGAAAAAGTACTTACCTTACATTGTTGGTTATGCAATTTATGCAAGTTTTGTTCTGATCTGTTTGTCTTATGAACGTGATGATAGAGATTATTGGGCAATGTTTATTGGATGGTTAATAATGGCACCTTTGATTGTTGGAAGTATAGGTTACTATATCAAGAAACATTATTTTTACACTGATGATAGTTCTGATATAGAAGAGACTTTACCCCAAGAAGAGAGCAATCCTTTATTTCTACAAGATTGGTCTCTTATAGATTTTGCAAAAAACTTTGGTCCTAAAATAGGAATTAGGACTTGTACTAATAATACTTCTGGAGAAATCTTTAAGGTCTGTATTTTTTGTACTCCACTAGGAGTAGAAACTTCAGTTAGTTTTTTTTCTCAATTAGGGGAACTAACACCTTCTGAAATTACTGAGAGAAAAGAAAAACTAAAAGTTGGACGAATGAATAATGGTAAATACTACTTACATGATGCTAATATTGACATGTGGGAGGATGTTACTTTATAAATAAAAAATATTAGGAGGTATATTACTTATTACACCTCCTAATATTTTGTTAATTTGAAGATTGCTTATTAGTATCAGCCATACCAAAATCCAAACTAGGATTTTTATTAAATTTTACAACATCAGCTGGAACTATAGCTATTTCAGCTTCAGTATCATTGAGAATATTAAAAGGTCCCCCACCAGCAACAAATGGCTGATAATAATACCTATACAACTTAGTTTTTCCGCCACCTATTACATTCTTTACTTTATTTTGAACATAAGTTGGAAGGGCATTAAATCTAACAGGAGTTCCTGGCAAAGCATCATCATCTCCCATTTGCTTTATAGAAATATCATTATCAGCATCTCCATTGGTATCATTTGGATTATTTCCATGCCATGAAATCTTTATACCTTTACTATTCTTAGTTGTATAACCATCATCTAAGGAATCATCAGAACTTCCTGACTTACCCTTGCCAGCTTGTTTCAATGTAGCCAAGTCTTTAATTAACTGTTCATCCTTGTAAGGAACTCCATTCTTATCAAGCCTATAACCCATAGCCATATACTGTCTTTCAAGCTGAGACTTATTAAGGTTGAAGTTCTTCTGCTGCATATCAATCTGTGCCCTCTCAGCAGCACTGAGTACATTAGGGTCTCTGATAGGATTATGGTTCTCCTGATAGATAGCACCATTAATCATACCATTAAGAATCTGCTGTCTAGCCTGCCCTCTTGCTACTCCTGTAAGGTTCTGTGCAGCACCTGTGGCATTCATAATGTCATCAGCCATCTCATTAAGTTCAGGAAGGCTAGCAGCATTCTGTCTGAATGCAGCAATAGTCTCAGGACTGTAGCCTACCCTCTGTATGAAATCCCTGAACATACCACCCAAGGTAGAGCCTCCATCTCCTACATTATATATCCTAGCTGATGCTGCCTTGCCAGCCTCTGCGCCCTTGGCATATAGCTCATTGCCACTAATGCTGTAAAGGTTAGGGGTATTGCCATCCAAGAAGTTGTCTATGTTCAAGTTATACTCAGCATATAATCTTGAAGGGTCTTGTGCATTGATGCTTCTCCTCAGTTTTTTCTCTTCTCTCATAGCCTCGTCAGCCTGCAACAGTCTGCCTATCTCACCTTGGTATCTCCTCTTCAGTGAGGTCAATGCTCTCCTGTTGCCCATGGTAAGACCATTGTGTGCTAGGTCTTCAGCCTGTGTCCTAAGGTCATTGGCATATCCCTCATACACCTGCCTAGCCTTGCTTCCCTCAGGAAGTGTCTCACTAAGGTATTTAAACTTGTCAGCCCCTTGTGAGAGCTGGTCATACTGTTCTTCACTCTTCTCAAAGGCATCCTTGTATGCAGAAAATGGTACTAGCATCTCTTGCATACTAAAGGGCTTGAAGGAGGCATCGGAAACTAAACTATAATTTGCCATACTTCTACTTTTTAAAATGTTAAACCTCTTCTTCTGTTAATCCTACCACCCTTGGCTTTCTTTGTTTTCTTGGTTGTAAGGTATTCCTTGGCAATGGCTTGCTTGTCAGACATAGTACCAAAGAGACCATCATAAGCCATGTTAGCTATTGTGTTATGCTGCTGGTTTTCACGCCCCCAGTCTGCAAAATTATCGAACAGTTTGCTAACATTACCATAGAGGCTATTAGTCCAAGAGGCATCTGTGTTAAGTCTCTCCCTTGCAGCATCCATCTGCATCTGAGCCTTGAAGTTCCTATGACTGTTCTGCAACTGTGCATTGGTAGCAGAAGTTTGATTAAATGCTTGTGCATTGAACATATCAGTGCCTCTGTTGAAGTCAGCAACCTTCTGTCTCTGTGCATCATTGTATTCCAATGCTTGTCTATAGAGATTACCACTGCCTATCTGCTCATTGTAGCCATTTGCAAGAAGTCCAGCCATCTTTGTTCCTACAGGTGAGGCATTGTTGAGGATAGCCCTGTCAGTAGCCCTAGAGTTGGCATTAAGCCTGTTCTGCTCATACCAAATGTCCATAGGTCTATAGCCAATGTAGTTGCCTATAGGTCTGTAGCTAGCCAATGCAGGAGCACCACTTGCAGCATCCACAGCAGCATCCATCCTAGAATAGTCTGGCTTGCCTATTCCCATTGCTTGCATTCCAAGACTCACAGCAGGACCAAACAACCCTGCATACCTACCCCATGTAGGCTTATGCTTAGGCTCTAGGGTTTGTTCCTCTGTAGAAGCAGCATTGCTACCATCAGCAGGAGTGCCAGCAGAAGGTCTCTTGTAGTAGTTATATGTATAGTCACTCTTGGCATCCTGCCAACTATAATTGCCAGCACCAGTCCAGTCCTTAGGTACATCACCAATAATGTCATCAATAGTTCCATCTTCATTAATTACCCTGTTGACAACTTGGTTATCCCTGTTTATTTCATTAGGGGTAAAATGGAAGATACCTCCCTTGCCATCAGTCCTATACCTCTCAAAGAGAGTATCAGCATTGTCATTTAAACTAAAATAACCATCATTATCTATCTTACTCCAAATAGGCACGGGATTTCCATCAGGATTAACTGCCGTTCCATTTATTTGATGCTGTAGGGCGTTTTTAAGAATGTCATAATCTTCCCTCGATATTTTCTTATTGGAATCTTTCCAATCTATATTATCATAAGTATGGTCATCACTTTTATACTTTAATTCAATACCTTTATTTCTTTTTATAATATCTTTCATATATTGAGTATATGCCTTATAGTCTGGCGACTCCTCTAATTCCCTGATAGTCTTATTTTTCCCCAGGTTAAAGTCATTGTCAATGGCATAGTTACCTGCAAGATTTCCTTTGGTCTTACTCTTGGTGTAGCCATCGAGGGTCTTCTTGAATCCCTCCAAGTCATACTTACCAGTAGGAGCCTTGTAGTTACCAAAGTCATACCCCTTGGATACGGCATCACCTATAGCAGGGTTTACACCACTGAGAGCTTCTACAAATTGCTTATTCTGCAATATATGCTCCCAATCCGTAACCTTAGGCAACTTATGTTCATTTGCCCACTTATCAAAATCTCTGTCTGTATGGACATTTGGAAGAAGACTATATACCTTCCTCTTCATGTCTCCACCCTTGTCAAATCTATTCATTTTTCCACCGCAAGCATTAATCTGTTCTCCATTCTCATTTATCTGAGGTTCCATTTGTCCTTGCATATTCTCATCAACCATTTGCTGAGGTTCCTGCTGACCTTCCATAGGAGGTTGCTCAGTAGGTTGCTCACCTTGCATTTGCTGTGCTTGGGCTTGCTGTTCTTCCATTGCAATCTGTTGCATGATAGCTTGCTGTTGCTCAGGTGGCAACTGCTCAAAGGCTTCCTCAGCCTCCCTTTGCTGCTGCTCACCCTTCTGCCTCTCCTGCTCATCTGCAAGGTCATGCATCTGTTTCTTTAATCCTGCTTGACTGATTGCATCATTAGGGCGTTCCAAGCTTTCTTTCTCTAGCTTCTTTGAGAGGTCTGCAAAGCTGATGTCAGCATTCTTCCCTATATGGAACTTCTCCTTGGTTTGTTTGTCTGCCCTAATTCTTTTACTGAAAACATAATCATCAAATATTGTCTCTCCTTCCTCTACAAGATTAGGTTGACCATTCTCTGTGCTAATGCCTACTTGGATTCCATCGTAAGGATTACTTTCATGTGACCCACCTGCATCTATGTGTGTAAGACCTGTAGAGAAATCAGCAGAGTTGGTTTGTATATCGCCACCTAGTGCAAAGGTAGATAGAGGAGTAACAGGAAGGCTGCCAAAAGGATTGGTAGGTACTTTGTCCTTCACCTTTGTGGCATTGTTCCTCATGGTGAGGTAGTCTGACATGAAGCCATAGTCTATTGCACCTCCACCACTAGGAGCACCTAGCTGACCACCAAAGGCTGAGAAGTTTGCAAACACATTGTCATCAAGAGTCTTGTCAACATTCTGTGCTCCTGTTGTCATGGCATGTGCCACATAGTTCTGTGCATCAGCCTGTGCATTCTTCAGCTTGTTATACTTCTTGCCTACCTTGTTGGTAAACCATCCATCCTTTCCAATGTCCTTCTTTGAGAAGTTGTAGCCACCAGAGGCTACATTGGATGCCCTGTTGAGGAAGTCATCAGAGGTAGAGACACCTGCCAGACCTGCTGCACTTGACTTCATGTTGCTTGCATTGGTCTCTATCCTGTTGATGGTGTCCTTGTTCCACTTGGTTCCAAAGGCAGCGTTGGTGAGACCTCCTAGAATCTTCAAGCCTGCACCTGCAAGCATACCTACACCATTGCCACTCATGGCACTAGCCTTGAATACTCCAACACCAGCGTCACTCAACCCATTGCCAACAGCAGACTCCCTTCCACCTGCCAAGTGATATACAGGGTCTGCTGCATCCCAAAGACCCCTCTTTGAGTTGCCTATCTGAATGTTGTCTCCTATGGTCATGGCAGCACCTATGCCAGCCTGTGCCAAGCCACTCATGCTACTGCCACTGTCATCCTTGGCATACTGGCTGAAGGGGTTGTTTGCCTTGGCTTCGTTGCCAAAGTTATTCACCATGGTGTTGACACCCTGTGTTGCAGTAATCCTCTGCCCTGCGTTGCTCCAGTCAATAGGCATGGAGGTTGTTGGCTTTGAGAGCTGAGGTGTCTGGTAATTCAGACCACTAGGCTGTGAGAACAACCCTGTGGTCTTTGACACACTTGTAGGAGTGTTCAGGGTGCTTTGAAAGAGTCCATCAAAGATATTCTGGTGAACCCTGTCAACACCCCTTGCAAACAGTGGTTGGTTCCACTTGTTAGCTGTATATAATTTATTGTTCTTTCTCATCCTAAGTAACTTATTTATCAGCAAAGATAATGCTTTATCAGCATTCCCATCAGCTCCTTAATCCCATAATATAAATAGGTAAGGAAATCACTAAGACTTCCTTACCCATCTTGCAACACATGCCTACCCAAAGTAAGTAGCCATGATGTCATGTATCTCCACCTTGCTGAGGTTGCCATCACTGGCTGCATTCTTGGTTAGCTTCAGATATGCCCAAGGATTCCTTATCCTGTCAAGTGGTCTAGCCTTGAAGCCTGTGGTTCCCACATTGTTCCTAGGAATGTCACACCTCCACATCCTGAACTTCCTTGACAGGAATCCATCATCCTTTCCATGGACAAACATGGAGTGACCATTCTTGTTCTCCAAGGAGAGCACACCATGCTGATACTCATTCCATGCCTCCAAGGAGTCAAATGGCAACAATGGGGTGAACTTGTCCCCAATCTCAGTGCCCTCGCCTGTCACACAAGCCCTGAACTCCAAGTTGGTGAACATCTTGTCAAGCTGAGGCTCTTGGTTAGCCACCAATGTCATGGAGAATGGTTTCTTGGTGCCAAAGAAGTTTCCATAGCTACCTGCCTGATGCTTGTATAACTTGCCATCCTTCACCCAAATGCCTGTGTCATCAAAGTTCTCAAAGTATGGTGCATGACCATAGTCATAGAAAGAGGTGAAGCAGCCAAACTTCTCTGAGTAGGCAAGTGCCCTCTCCCCATCAATGAAGAGGACATCTTGGTTAAGCTTGTCATACACAGCTCTGAAGTTGCCATAGCTGGCAGGATTCCACCAGACATCAGCGGAAGGTATGCTCTGCTTTGCCCAAGAGTTGAACCCACCACTTGTGGATATGTTGCCTAGCTGACCATTGAACAGATAGATGCTCTTGTCATTGTTGTCAATGAAGTATATTCCCATAGGTGTCTGTGTTATAGACCACTTGTTAGAGCAGCCTATGGTGTCTGATATATACCTCTTTCCCTGCACCTTGCCACTGTTTGCTATCTCAATAGGCACTCCAGAGGTGGATGAAATCTGCACATTCTCATTGTAGAGCACTTGTGATATGCCACTGTCCTGAAAGGCAATGAGCTGGTCATTGAGCCTGTTGAGCGAGGTTATCTGCCCCTTGTCACCATCCAGCTCCAAGGTGGTTGCAAGGGTGACATTAGTCCATAGGTCTATGTCTGCACCACTCTCCTTGGTCTTTGAGTAGTATATGTGATTTGGGTAACTCAACTCACTGACATCACTCACATCAAGCTTTCTGGAGGTGAAGAAGTTGTTCTGTTGTGAATACACAGGGTTGAGCTTGTTGAAGTTCTCTGGTCTCATGGTGAAGTTCCTTATCTGACCTCTGTTCCTGTCATACCTGCCATCAATGTTCACATGGGTCTCACACATGAAGGAGAGAATCTCAGTTATCTGGTTGACATCATCATTGGTGAATGGGTAGGTCTTCAGGCAGTCATACCTTTGGTAGTAGGTATCTCCGTCAGTCCAGTCCAAGGTGACTGAGGAATCTGATGAACTGAAGCTCTTGGCTTCTCCTGCCACCAACCACTTGTTGCCCATGACGGCAGTCCTTCCCTTGCCACCAAACCTACTTGATGAGTCAGCATCCTTGTAAAGCTCCGCAAGCCATAGGAAGTCAAGGCTTTTTCCTTGAACTTGGAGCATGGAGGTGAGGTCTATGCTGCCTTGGTTGAACCCTATCTCATCATTCCAGAAGGTCTGGCTTGTCATCCCAAGATAATTACTCCTGCCAATGTTGCTTCCACTGATTACTCCATAAGGCAGTATTGGAACTGTGGAAGTGGAGCTGCCAGCCCTCAGTGCTATGACAGCATGGGAAGTGGACTTGTACTTCATGGAGACAGGTCTTGTTATCAATGACCAGTTATCAGTAAGTGTAGTGTCAGAGCCATAGTCCACAAGCACCTTGTACCCCTCACCATTGGTAAGAACCTTGTCTATGTTTGGATAATAATTTATCTCTGAGGAACCACCACTTTGCCTTGGCAGTCTCATGTTCACCACCTCGTCATTCTCTGTAAGGTGTATCTGTGAACTTATGTATTCAAATGTAGGCATACTGTCTAGGTATGCAGAGTTGATTGAATACAGGATATGGGATTCCTTCTTTGTCTGCAAGTAGGAGGAAGCATAGATGGTACCCTTGTCAGTTGTAGCCTCCTTCTCCCTAGTGTCATTGTTGAGGGAGCCTGTCCTCTGCCAAGGATATACAAGATAATTCTGGCAACTGCCTGTGGTGACACCATCATCCTGCTTTGCATCAGCATTCACCACAACATCATTCCAAAGGTACTCAGAGATGAGTCTCCTACCACCATTAGGGCTGATGTTGCTGTGAAGGACATTGTAGTTCCTCTCACCACTGCCAAACGGTCTGACATTATCCTTGCCTCCAAAGCCTGTTCCCTTGGCATCTGTGTTATGGTAGGATTCCAACATGTTTGAGGAGGTCTTGATGGAATGTGCAGAGGCATTGGCTGTTATGGGTATGGCACCCACTATCCTCATCTTCAGACCCTCCATGCCATAAGTTTGCACATCAGTATCAAACTCAATGTCTGGTGAGTTGAGGGTGACAATGCTCTGGTCAATGAAGAACTGGGTATTGGACTCAGCGTTCTTTGTATTGAACCTATTGCCAAAGCCTGTGCCATTGGAGCTTGTACCTTCCTTGTAACTAGAGTAAGGAGAGACATAGTTCTTTATGGCACCCTCTATCTCCAACTGCCTTGCTGCATCCACAGGCTTGGTCTCTTTCCTCAAAGTTGTGCTAGCCATGTCATCCAAGGTAAACAAGGAATCATAATGCTTGTACCTCAGGATGTCGCCACTGTCATCTCCCCTCTTGATGATGTAGGAAGTATCTGCCGCAACAGCTGTGAAAGACACTGTATAGAGATAGTTTCCTGCATAGAACTTAAAGGTATAGGGATTAGGCATGGAACTGTTCTCCACCCTCTCATAGTAAGGAATATGATTGTCAGACACTTTCATGCTCTTATAGAAACTGAAGGTACGTCCCTCTGCCCATACATTAGTGACACCATCCAAGTAATGAGCAGAGCCACTGGTGACAATGGTAGCACCTGTAGTAGTCTCCTTGCTCTCGCTATAGCTGCCTTCCTTCACAAATGCTGTGGTACTCAGAAAGACATACTTTGTCCCTCCCAAGCTTATCGCTCCCAAGAAAGCCTTGTTCACATCCCCCTCTGACTTACTGCTAGAATCCCAATCCCCCTTTGTATATTTGTTCTCCACTATATTATGGTACCTAAGATAGCCATTCGAGAGTACTCCATCTATATAGCTGGAGTCAACATCAGCAACAAGTATATATATTTCTTGCAGCAATCCATTGTTAGACAGATAGCTGTTTACTGCATTGTCCACAATTCCATCTGCATCAGTTGACCTAGTTATGAGCTGTGATGATACACTGAAATACTGTGTGTAATCCTCTGTGGCTGATGTCTTCTCCTCACTGTTCACTATGTAAGGTCTGAAGAACCATGAAGCCTGTGCAAATGGAGAGTTGTCTATCCTGTCCATGGCATTGAACACCGTAGGATTGAGCACCCCTTGGCAGAGAACACTCCTGTCGCCTATGCTAGGATATACCACCACAGGTCTTATCTTCTTGTAGATGGAATAGAAGTCATCCTCACCACTCTGGTTGTACTTGCTTGCCAAGGTTGACAATGCAATGTCAGCCTCCGCATACACCAAGTTTATGTTGTCACTGGCTATGCTTGTGGAAGGATATACAGGGTTGAGCACATCATTCATAAAGATAGGCTCTGACCACTCACCAGTCCTCTTCTGCAACTGGAAACCAAACCTGTAGGTCTCACCACCCTTGAAGGTTGACATCTCCCTGAGGCTATGGTTGAGCATGTTGGTGTGGGAGTAGATGCCTGTTGTATGGTCTAGTGTCAGCTGCTTCTTGGCATCAGCCTTGAAGGATATGCCCATGCTACTGTCTGGGTTGCCCTCCCTCAGCTCATCATAGTAGTCCTGTATGCTGGTGACAAGGGAGTTCTTCTCAGTGATGTTGCCAATGAAGAGGGTGTTGTCCTTGTCAGCCATGGTCAGAGCCTTGATTTCCTTGCCACCTATGTAGAGCAACTCTGTTGGGTCTATTGTGGAGCCATTGGTGCCATTGTCAACATACACAATGTCATAGACCATTGCGTCATCACTGTCATCATCACCTCCACCTGGGTTAGGGTTGTAGGGAGGAATTATCACCCCACCACCTCCATCATCACCTCCACCAGAGCCACCGTCACTTGAGAAGGTGAGCTTCCACAGGGTGTAGTACCTCCAGTTGTAACATGTGGCAGAGAGGTATAGGTTGCCATCATAGATGTAAGGACTCTCAAGCTCCTCTCCCAAGTCCTTCAGTTGCTCCTTGGGGAACTGGTAGCTATGCACAATGGACTTGCTACCCAAGTCTATGCAGTCAAGGAACTCATCATAGGTGTCATTCTGGTCATAGCCAAAGCACTGGTATAGCTTGTTATCCTTAATTACCATGCCCTGTGTGCTCTTCTTAAAGGGAAGGGTGAATGTCTCCAGCACATCCAGCGAAGAGTAATACACATTGCCACTTGTTGCACTGGGGAGGTTGTACTTCCTATAGACAAGCTGGTTGTCTGCATAGTCGCCAGAGTTGTTGAAGTAGCTCTCCTTTGTGTAGCCAGACACCCAAATATAGCCATTCTCAGCATCCACACAACCATTCTGATAGTAATGTGTAAAGGTGCTTGATGAGCCTGTGCTGTTGTTGGATTGAGAGGTGCCTCCCTTGCTGTTAGGCAAGTATATCCTCTGCACCACATCACCTGACCATGAGCCACTGGAGTTGCTTATCCTTATCACCAATATGCAAGGAGTGCCATTGTTCTCACATGAGTAATAGAGATAGGGGAAGTCACTGCCTCCTGCTGGACTCTTGCCAAAGGAAAGAACATTGCCATGGTAAGCCATGAAGCTATATGCTATGTCTGTCTCCAAGGTGGCAACCCTTTCATTGGTCTCCAAGTTGATGACATCAATGTACTTTCCTGCTATGTATGCCTGAAAGAGATACTTGCCATAGCAAGCTGCTCCCTGCACATAGAAGGCATTGCTAAGGTTGGTAATCTGGCTGAACTTGGCAATCATTGATGCAGTCATTGTCTTGCCAAAGTCATCAAGGTTACTTGAGCTACTCTGTGCCAAAATACCCTTGGCATTGTTAGCCTTTGCAGAGGAACCCTCCACCCTCCTTGTGAGAGGGATGTCATCAAGCTTCTTGACAAGAGGCTCTGAGTTGAGGGAAGTCCTCTGTATGGAATAGAGCCTTATGTAGTCAAAGTTGTAGTCAGGGTTGTTTATCTTGATGGCAAAGCTAGTGCTTACCTTCTCCTCAGGGGATGCCCCCCTGTCACTGTGTGCCAAGTAATACAAGGTGGACAGATAGGCTATGTTACTCTCCTGCCCATACTTGTTGATGTAGGTGAAGGCATACTGAATGACACCTGGTGCAAACAATCCTCCAGACGAGCTGTTCTGCTTGATTACAACATCACTGTCCCTCATGGTGAAGGAAGGCACAAAGTCAAAGAAGAAGTTCTGCACTGTAGGATTTGCGTTCCACTTGGCTATCTTGCTGTCAGTGGCAGCTATGTTGATGAGCCTTGGCTGGTTTCTGTTGTCAGTCCAATACACCTTCTGTATGTATTTGGCTTCATAGGCAACCATTGTCTCAAGTGGGTACTGTACATGGAGGTTGAGGTTGCCGTTGTAAAGCAACCTTCCTGTCATGGTTGTCTTGGCTTGGTTATAGTACTTGAACACATATATCCTGTCAGGCTTTACATCAGTGACACTTGTGCCAGTGGTTGTGGTGAACAGCACCAGCTGGTGATTGAGCACAGCAGTGCCTATCACAGTGCCCTTGATACCCTCAGAGGAGATGTTAACATTATCCCAAGCCTGCGTTATCTGTGATATGAATATAGGACTGGTGCCCTTCTCATTCACCCATGACATCATGGTGTTTCCCTCGTTGGTAGCCAACCTGAGGTTGACGTTCTCAAAGGCAAACTCTGGGTTGAATGCAGAGACTGACATGTCTCTGTTCATTCCCTTTGTCTTCCAACTTATATATTTCTTAGCCATATCATTACTTTTTAAATGCTACTAGGTACTGTAAGGTTGTAGGTCTTGCTGTCCACAGTCACAGTCACCTTTGCAAGCCATGCCTTTATCCTAGAATCTATCTTTGATTCCATGGCATTATAAAGTGCATCAACACTCGCATAACTATTATACCATCCCAAGATAGCCTTCTTAACCTCATCCTTGGTGGAATATCCAACAGCACCACTAGAGTTGAATGTAAGGAAGTCACTAATTGCATCAGAAGCTAGTGCAGCAGCCAACACTTGCCTGCTAGGGAAGCCTCCACCACCTCCTGTGATATACAATGGGTTGTCCTTGTTTCTTCCCAAGCCACTGCTGCCAATGTTGTAGAAATTCTGATTTAAGTTTGAGGGTAGGTAACTTAGCTTGGTGGCAATGCTATCAAGCTTATTCTCCAATGTACTGTAGTCTGCTGAGACATCAAGATTGTTCAAAGCTGTTCTTATAGCATTGATGGCACTGATGATGCCACTGAAGTCCTGCTTGGAGTTTGCCAATGTGGTGTTCAAGTTGCCTAGGGCTGATATGATGTGGGCTATGTCCTTCTCTGAGGCATTTGAGCAAATGCTCTCAAGGGAAGCTATCAAGTCCTTTAGCCCAAGGTTTGTCTTCTCATCCTTCTTGATGTAAGCATTCAAGAAGTCCATAAGCTCAGTGAACTGTAGCTTCACCCTCTCATGGTATGCCTTTACCTTGGTGGAATCATTGGGGTCTTTCTCTGCATAGTCAGTCTTCTCCAGTGCTGCCACTATGTTGTTGAGCAGCTTCTCTGTGTTTGAGGTGAGGGAAGTTGCAGGAACATCTGCCTTGTCAGTGTTTGAGGTGCTATTATCCTTTGCATCCTCATTGGTGAATGTTCCCCTTGCATTGGCAGATGCAGACATCATGTTTGCAGCCCACCTGTAAGCCTTGTCACAGTAGAAGTTCATCTCACTGTCAGAGACTGCTGAAGGGTCTGGAATGTGGCAGAGCAACTCCCTCAAGGCATGGATGGCAAACTCATCCCTTGCATTAAGGTTGTCAATGAGGACATTGCTGCTCTTGCTATAGTCTGTCTTTGTCACAGTGCCATCTGCCCTAGTGGTAATGGTGGTTGTTGTTGTGGAACTTTTTGACATGTTACCTGCCAAGGTAGGACTGTCAGCAACAGTCCCCATCATAAGTTTGTACCCTCTTATGGAAACAGGATATTCACCATTGCCCTCACTGTTAAACTGATATTCAACGCTGTCTATGGTAAGTAGGAAGGTGTTGCCATTTACCAAAGTGCAGATGCCTGCCCCCACAAAATTAGGGTTGGCATTACCATTGTCATCCACATTCACTATCCATCCCTCAGGAGCTGTGTATGTTGATGGAACCATCACACACAATGCTCCCTGTGCAGCTTTGTTGTCATCAAATGCTTCTAGGTTATACTTTATCTTTGCCATATTAGTGCCTCCTTAAATACTCTCTGTTGCCGAGGTCTTTGAACCCATTGTCAAAGTGCCTTACAGGTTTAATCATTGTGTTGAACATCCTTGTGATACTCTCCATCTCATTGACACTAGGTGTTGTCATCTCTGTCTGCAAGGCATGGCTTGCGGTTGCATAGTCTGTCTGTGCATTGCTGAGTACACCTGCCTGTATCTTTCCAGTGTCAAACTTCACTGTGAACACCTTCATCTTGATGTATGCTTCCAAGGCATTGAGATAGGTCTCATTGTCTATGAGCAATGGGAATCCATCCTCATCAACAGGAATAGCTTTGTAGGCTATCTCCACCCTGCCCTCCTTGAAGGAAGTGAAGATTATCCTACCTTGGGTCTTGAAGGAAGGTTCCTCCATGTACTTTCTCATTGGGGGGATGTACTCTCCCACAGGGCTTACATTGTTTATCAAGTCCTTAGGCTGATGCCTTTCATCTGGCTTGGGTCTCATGCCTGGGGTGAAGGTATCTGTCATAGACCTTAGGCACACATCAGTGTCAAGGTCTCTCACTTGCACAATGGATATGAGGTCACATGGCAGGAGTCCCCTGAAGTCCTTGATGTCAATAGTTGCCATCTTGTCTTGGTACAATGCAGGATAACCATGTAAAGAAATGAAGCGAAGGGTATGCCTTATCACTTGCTCCAATGTCAAGCTGCTCAACAGGGGATGCTCTGTCAAGTCATCAAGCACCCTCCTTATGTTGGTATATTGTATGTTTGTTACCATAATGTATCTATTATTCCTTTCTTGATATTCTCTGCTAGTGCCTTGCCAATAAACCTATTAAGCACAAACTGGTAGAAGCTCTGGTTCTCATAGTTGGCATCATGCTTGTTGTATTTGATGTAGTAGGCAAAGTCAATCTCATTCCTCACAAGGGTCTTGTTTTTCATTGCCTCCCCATTCTCATACCAAAGCCTCATGGTCTCCCCCCAATCAATAGGGTATGTGACCTTCAGCTTTCCTCCTACAAATGAGGCACCTACCTCAAACTTCCTCAGCTCAAGGTTGCCCATCCTACAAGGAAACTTCATCTCGTTTCCCTTTGCCAGTTCCCCTGCAAACAGCTTGTTGACACTCCTTATGATGCTATAGAACTCATGTTCCTTCAAGGGTCTTCCTATGTCATACCATTGGTGTTTTCTGATGAGCTTGTATGCATCATATACTCCCCAAGAGCCTCTAACCTTGGCATGTCTAGGAACCCTAGCTTTCCTCAGCTCTGTGTTAAATTCCTTGTAATCCATGATTAACTCTGTTTAGTTGCTACCTTTGACAAGTCATCGTTGGCATTGTTATTTTGGTCAATAGGTTTATACTCTGCCCCTACCAGCTCCTTAACCACAAGCTCTACGAGTGTAGGAACCAAGTACTCCCTTATAGGGAAGGTCTCATCCAGCACATCACAGGCAGTGGAACTGGTGTCACCCTCATCATCACAAAGGAGGTCTGAAGCCTCGTCAAAGTCCTCAAAGACTGCGCTCATCCTTAGTTTCTTTAGGTACAGGAACTGAGGGTTGCTGCTATTGAGGTACAGATGAAGGTCTGGACCTAGTGACACATAGATGATGTTCTGCAAGAACTTGTTGGTTCCCACATATCTCATCCTGTCCCTAGGGATGTAGCTGATGTTGATGCCTTGGTAGAAGTCCAGTGGATATACCCTAGGCTCGTTGCCCTCAAGTATCTTGGGTATCTTCTTGGTAGTCCTAAGGTAATATCCCCCTGTGCATGGCTGACCATCAATGGCAGGAATCTTCTCTAGGTCTAGGCATATCTGCTGGTACTCAAACTCAGAGGCAATGTCCGTGGTAGCCTTCTGCTTCTCCTGTTCCTTCTTGATGAGGAAGCTCCTGTACTTCTTTAGCAAGAAGACAACGTGTTCCTCTGTAAAAAAAGAATCGTCAGAGGTAGCTGCATGAGCTAGGTCTAAGCACATAAAAACAATTTCCTTTACTAACATATTCTCCTATTATTAATTATGGCTCAAAGGTACTGAATTACACAATACCAATGAGCCATATTAAAGAAACTATTTACTGATTTAAGTAAACCTATTAGTCACAATCCTCCTCTTCCTCTGTCACGACATACACATCTGACTGGAAGTCACCACTGACATCCTTGAGGTCATGGATGACCTTCACAACATCAGTGTCCTCAAGGTTCTTCAACCTCTGAGCCATCTCTGTCATCTCACCTAAATGTAATTTTCCCATCTTCAAGTAATCTGGATAAGGTATTAAACAACTGGTCCCATAGAGGCAATCCAATGCCCTCTCAATGAGACAATAATCACTCTTGTTGAGCAAAGCCCTGTAGTCATGGAACATGAAGTCCCAATAGAAAGCCATCACAAGGAGCTTTGCGCTATTATCCTTTGACATGTACCCCCTTACCTCTAAGGCATGGTAGTATTTGGTCAATGCCTCCAACAGTATCTCATCCATGGCAACCACATCCTTTCACTGTCCTACTATGGCAAGTAGCACTCTTTACATTGTCAAACAACATGCCAAAGAACTTGATGGCTGCAACATAGTGCTCAGTCTCAATGGCAGACTTGAAGGCATACCACAGGAGAATGAAGTCAGTGAACTCCGTAGGCACAGTGCAGTCAGCAACCAAGTCCTTGGTATAGTCCATGACCCTCTGGTGGAGGATGTTCTCATCAAAGACCACTCCCAAGGTTGTTTCCTCGTCAAGCCTGCAAGGGGTGCAGGCATCTGGTGTGCCCTTGCACTTGATATAGACAAAGAAGAGTGTGTTGCTCATGTCAGCCCTGTTGAAGGCAATGGCATTGGGGTCAGTCTCCCATGACCTAGAGAGGTCTGATGGGGTAAGCACCAAGTCTATCTCCTTCACACCCTCGTCAGCCTTCTTGATGTAGATGTAGTCTGAGGTAGGGATTCCTGGGTCTGTCTCTGATACCTTGTCAGCGGTCATTATCACAATGCTGTCAATGTAGATGTCCTTGAAGTAGTCTGCATTGTTCACATGGGCATTGATATACATTCTCTTGCCATCATCTGAAATTCTGAGCTGATTCCATATAATCATACTTCCTTAATTTAAAGTAAAACAAAAAGAGGGAAAAGGGATGCACTCCCCAATCCCTCATGCCTAATATCTATCTAATTTGCAAGAAGAAATCCTATTCCTCCACAGCCTTCCTAGCTGCCTTTGCACGCTGACCTGCAACTGCACTCTGGGTTGCAAGAGCCTCCACAGAGAGACCTGTTGCTGCATTGAATGCAGTGATAAGGTCGTTAATCTTGCTGTCATCAGCAGGGGAGACAATGGTGATGTCCTTCTCAGACTTGTAGCTGCTGATGCCCTCGTCAGTGAATGAGTAATGAATCTCAAGCACATCATAGTCCTTCTCAGGGTCAACTGCACCCTTTGTCTCAATGACATTAGGGAAGCCCACCATCCTGTACTGGTCTCCACGCTCACCCAAGCAGAAGTACTCAAGGTCTGCCATCTTCTTGCCATTGCCTACAAAGTTGGTAGGGGTCTCCTCTGTCTTCTCACCCCACACAAGGTCATCGACACCATCATACACAGTGGTAGGAACCACGTCAAAGTAAACCCTCTCCTGTGACTCTGTGCCATAGTGCCAAGACTGTGGCTTCTCCTCAATGACAAGACCATCTGCACTTGATGTGAACGCAAGGTATGGGTTGCTTGTCTTGTCAGCACCTACCTCCCTAGAGAAGCTGAGGTTGAGCGCATCCTCCAATGCCTTGTAGAATGCAGTTGCATCCATGCCCTTGAAGGCATGTACTGCCACATCCTTGAAGTACTGGTCTTGGTCACTCATGCCATAGAACTGACGGAAGGCAATCCTAAGAACATAATCCTGTCCCACAATGAGGTTGCCATCATTCACGTCAGTCTTGAGGGTTACCTTCACCTTCTTCATAGGAGTCTTCATCTTGTCTGCCTTGATAGCCTTGACATAGCTGATGTTCTTCACAGGAATCCTGTCACTCCTAAGCACAGTGTCTGCACCCATGACCTCGAAGTAAACCTCCTTCTCAAAGTCCTTGGTTGCCTTTACGAAAATATCACCCTTAGCCTTTACAGCGTCATTTGTTGCCACAACATTGGTAGCCACATAGAACTGGCGATTCTGGTTAACACTAAAAACTGCCATTTTATTATTGTATTAAGTTAAACTTGACCTATCCTCGATAGGCTTTAATTATCTCTGTTATCTTGATTGAGGTTATAGCCCTTGCTCTGCAAAGCCATCCTCACCGCAAGCTCTAGTATTCTTTGGTGGAGAGACTCATGCAGCTTGCACTCTGTTGCATTGCTGATACCATCTATGGAGAGGTTGTCTGGCAAGTCCTCCAAGATGATTGGGGAGACTTTCTTGAGATACCTCACATAATACACCGCAATGATGTACTTGCACACTATCTCTATGTTTCCCTCTGACAGGTCAAGCCTCAGTGCCCTCCTGTCATTAGCTCCCCTGAATGGATTGTCCTTGATGCTCTGGTACTCATCCTGCTTGGTGGGATATACCTTCATCTGCTGACCACTCCCACACTTTCCATTCTCCAGCACCACATGCTCATAGGTAATGAACCACAGGTCTTCTGGAAGAGTGAAGAAGGTGGAGTTTGTTGATATGCCAAGTGGAGTACCATTGGTGTTGGATATAGGCTTCAGGTACTTCTCTCCCACCAATGAGGCGAGATACCTCCTCATTTCCTCAGTGCCCTCAAAGGAGTCACCATAAGGGTTCTTGCCATTGTAAAGACTCAATACCAACTCCTTCTCAGCCTTGGTGAGGAACACAGACTTCTCATACTCATCAAGGGCAATGGTCTGCCTAGAGGTCTCCTCTCCAAAACCAGCCTTTGCACTGTAGCTGTTGAGCAAGGTGTCAAAGCCATCGCTAAACTCTTCCTTTGTCATATTGTGCTATTTTAGTTACTCACTCCTTTGTCCTGCCTGCATCACCATCTGAACATTGTCCTGCCCTGTGGCTGTCCATGCTATCTTGGCAAGCTCAACTGCCCTCTGCAATATCTCCTCATGCAAGATAGGGTCTAGCTCACAAGCTTGGGTACTGCCCAATCCATCAATGGTAAGACCATCAAGGTCTGAGACAATGATAGGCTTTGGCTTCCTGATATACCTAAGGATGTATGAACTCAGTCTATCAGAGGGACCAATGATGATGTCTGCTTTATTGGCAGTGTCACTGTTGATGAGTCTCCATGCCTGATACTTCAATGGTCTCTTGTAAGGCTTGCTCATCAACCTTGAGTACTCGTCAAACTTGATAGGCACCACGGAAGGTCTATGCTCTCAGTGTTTGACCTCATATCAAAGAGAGGTGTCTCTTGGGAAGCAGCTTTCTTATATACGGAAGTAAGCATGGAGAAGTCAATCTGCCTCTTGGCATTGTCATCAAAGCCTTCCTGCAAGTTGTTTCCCTTGCTCTTTGGGTTGAAGTAGTTCTTCCATATCTCATCCTGTGCCTTGGTAAGGAAAACACTCTTCTCATAAGCGTTCAGCCCAGGTGCTTGGTTGGATGTAATGTTGTTATACAGAACATCAAACATGTTGTCAAATTCCTCTGGTGTCATACCTTATTGTATTTAAAGGGAGTGGGAAGGGCTTTCACCTCCTTCCCTTAACTCCTGTATTATGATTTAGTATTGTCTATTCCTCCTTCAGCTTTCCCTCAAGCTGATACTTCAGCTCTTGGTGCTTAATGGAACTGATGTACTTGGCTGCATTGTTGAGGGTACTCTCCTCACCCATCTCACAGAGTGGAGAGCCATCACTGCGCAAGTAATATGTGTTGTTCTTCATGCCAACCAAGCCTGCTTCCAACGCCCTCTTGATAAGAACCTTTGAAGGCAAGTACTCATCTGTGATTACCTTGTGGAACTTGCGAGGGTCTGCCTGAATATACTCGTTAATCTTACCCTGCAAGTAGTCTAGCTTGACAGAAGGACTGACAGGTCTCTTCTCAAGAATCTCAATGATTGTCTTGAGGGTGTCCTTGTCACTCTTGACAGCACCATACTCAGTGTAGCATGACATTGTTACATCCATCTTGCTGAGGTTCTTCTGTGTCTCGTCACCCTCTGAGATGATGACAAACTGGTAGGTAGCCTTTGGTCTTTCCTCAAGCTCCTCCATGGAAGGTGCAATCTGGTCTTTGTTGGCAAGCAGAATCTTGTATTGGATATACTGCTCAGGAATGCTTAGGTCAAGGTAATTGTCCTGTTTGTGCAGAATCACCCTGCCAATGCCATTAGGATTGCTATCATCCCAAAAGTTGTTCTCTTTCTTATAGATACTGAGAGCATTGATTTCCAAGCCCATGGCTCTCTCAAGGAAAGCCTTCTCACTATCTGTAAGAACATTCTTGAACATACCTGTCTTGCTAAGGCGAGGAACCACAAAGCTCCTTGTGGCATTCTCTGCCATGCCTCCATAAAGGACATGGTTTGGTCTCTGCACCATTGCAGTCTGGCTAGGAACAAACCTTACTATGACTCTCTCATTCCTAAGGCAATTCACTGGCTCATTGCCCTGTAAGGACATTGATGGGTTGACCCTTGACTTAGGCTCTTCCCTTGGTGTTGGAATCTCATGTCTTACCTCCTCATGTGGAGTAACGTCCAACTCAGCACCTTGCAATACATCAATGCCTTCTTCTTTCTTATTAACTCTTCCCATTTTATACTTCTCCTTTTGTTACTTCTACCTTATTAATTAAAAGGCAAGCAGGAGAGAGTGGTTACTCCCTCACTGCCTCCTTATATATTAACCTACCAAGACAGCAGGAATCAAACTCATTGTCCTTGTAGGGTCAAGCACACAGATACCTGTGGTTGTCATCTTGTGGATAGTTGCAGAATCCTCGTCATAAGACATGTTAGGATTGCCAACCTGACCTGTGAATGGATTTCTCACATTTATATGTTGCGACTACATCGTTTCCATGTAATCTCTCTTACTTTCATAAGAGTTCAGACTATATCTTCACCAACATTAGTTGGGCGAGGCATTTCAAGCTCACTTGAGCCTTACTCCCTGTGGGATAGTCGTTGAACCTTCATATATATCTTCATATATGCTTGGCTGCTGGTTATCCAATCTTCTGTAAATAATCAGAAGCTCTAAGGAACTTCCAGCAATTAACCTCGTTTATTTTCCTTTTTCTGTTCCTGAGAAAACGGTGGGAACTGAGAAATGTGTAAAGGCTTATGCAGCCGCTAATCCCCACTGATAACTCGTCATATCACCTTCCAAACCCTTGACAGCACACTTGAAGATATTTGGCTGATCCATTGTACCGATGTCAAAGATGTCATACCTGTAAGAGAATGCAGGACCACCATTAGGGTGCATAATCTTATTCCTTACAGGGTTATCGTAATAAGGGTCAACATCAATCTTCACCTTCACACCATTAGGAGCAAGGAACTCAACAAACTGGAAGCCTGCTGAGAGTGCATTCTCATGGAGTGGAGAGTTGGTCTTCCTAATCATCTGCAACTGGTCTGCGTTAATCTGGAATGCCGTCCAACCACTTACAGTGTCAAGCACTGCCTTGTGGAACTGCAATGCACCACGCTCACCAGTCTTGATGATGAATGTCCTGTCCTTCATGTCAAGCTTTGCAGCAGACAACTCATAGAGGGCATCCTCAATAAGCTTCAATGAGAAGGTGTTGTAAGGCATGGTGTTGGACACCTCCATCTGCTGATAGAGTCCAGCTCCCATTCTTCGTCTAAATTTAAAACAAGCTCTTTATCTTGTTACCTCTCCCTAGAGGTCTTAGCGGAGTACATCTTATACAGTAGTTATGTTTATACCAAATTTTTCTGCTATACTAGAAACTTTCATCTTATCATTGTAATCCTTTATAGCTTCAAGACACTGCTCATCTGTTAAACAGAAAGCACCCTTAGTTGTCTGTCTCAATCCTCTATAAGAATTAATGTCTATACCATGCATTACTAGGATTTTCTTTATGGTTCTTGAATCAGTATGGTACTTGACTTCCATGTCCTTATATCTCATACCTGAAACAAAGTCATTAACAGCTTTTTCTTGAAGTTCCTCATCTTTAAGAAAATGACTGTGTTCTCGTAGATCAACATTATACTTCTCAAGAAAACGTTTAACAGTCATTTTATCTGTATTATATTTATCTGCTAAGTACTTCAAAGAAGCACCATTCTTATACCATTCTATAAATTCTTCCCTTTCCATCTTATTCATGTCTAAGGGATTTCCTTTAATCTTAACTCCCATACTTCTCAATATTCCTATAATGGTATAAGCAGAAACTCCAAACTGTTCAGCTATCTTCTGTGAGGTAAAGCCACTAAGGTACATTGACCTTATTTCTTCATATTGGTTATCTGTCCAAAAGTACTTACAGCCTTTAGTTCCTCCCAAAGTAGCATTGTAACCATTCTTGAATGAATTATACTTTGCTATCCAAAATATTTCTCTTTCATCCAACTTATCTATGGGACATTCTTCTACAGTTTCAACTTCAAAGTTCTCTATCCCATATTTTGCAAAAGCCATATATAAAGGTTGCATCCTATGCTCTACATTGTAGTTCTTAATATGTTGTTTGAACCTATGCTCTACTGTAAATCTAGTTTGACCTATATAGACTTTTCCATTTACCCGATTGGTAATCTTATATATAAATCCGTTCATTTTAATAATTGCTTATTTTCACGTTCTACTCTCTACACTACCTATTTCTGTTAAGAAAATAGGTTAGCTCGGTATTGTACCTTCACTTAGGTAGTTTCACCGATTTTGCCCAATTTCAATTTTTAAGGTGTTAATTATGCAGCCATTAACTGCATAGTGACAAGCATGTCTATCACTTCACCACTCTTACCAATGTTGAGATACTCACCATTGATGTTCCTGTTAGAGCGACCAAATGCAAGGATATTGTTCTTGTAGTCACTCCACTGTTGTTCAAGCTGCCACTGAACCTCATGCATCCACATGTCAATGGTGTCCTTGACATAACGACCATTGGTTTCCCTAGTGACAGGAATACCGAAGGCTACCTTCTTGCCAAGCATTGAGCCAGGAACCTTGTGCTGAATCCTAATGGTAGAGAACTCATTGCGCATGGCAATAGGGCTTGCAAAGCGGACATCACCCACTCTCCTACTAAGCTCACGCTCTACTGGTGCATACTCTACAGAGAATCTCTTGCCAGCAACAATCTCATCAGCAGGAATACCACTGAGAATGCCACCCATTAGTTCACACTTATACAAGGTATTTGTACCCTCGTTCCTACCATTCTCCAGAATCCTGATAGGATAAAGCTCATTGAGTTCACCTGCAATTACTTCACCATCCAATGTGTTACCCTAGAGGCTCTTTATCCTCTAGCTCTTGTAGTTTCCTACAAGTTCGGAGTACATTTTAATCCTATAAAAGGTATATAGGATTGGGGGACTCTTGGGATTATTATATTCTACGATGTCCTGTTATTAACTGACTCAAATAGCTTTTACCAATGTGGTATTCCTCCATTAGTTGCTTTCTGGAAATACCCTTATTTACTTTAGCTATGATTTCCTCCCTATCTTCTTGGCTTAATTTGTAAGTTCTTGATGTTCTGAGGGGAACATTATTTGCCATCAGTATTCCTTTTACAGTGGTTTTATCTATGTTGTATTCCTTACCAATAGCCCTTAAAGAAAATCCACAAGTATAAAGTTCTACAACTTCTCTTTGAACTTTTTCTGAGGTTTGCAGTGGTTTAACACCATCCTGACCTCCTTCAGTACTATTATACCCATTTTTATAGGAATCAAAGTAACTTATATAGTATCTTTCTCTATCATTAAGTAAGGAGGAATCACATTCTTCAAGAGTTTCTATAGCAAAATTTTCTTTGCCATACTTTAGAATAGCCCTTTTTATGTGCATATTCTTCTCAGCCTTGCTAATGTTTTTAGTTCTACAATGCTCATACCATCTATCTTTTACAGATTGGATAGTCTGACCTATGTAAACTTTACCATTTACTTTGTTAGTTACTTTATAGATATAACCCATCATAGTTTCAAATCCTACTCTCTACACTACTTATTGGTTTTGACCTTTAAGTTAGCTCGGTATTACACAGTCAGAGTGAAGTAAGTCTCTGAGAGGCTTCACCGATTTTCTCCCATTTTCAATCTACATTACTGTAGAAAGTGCCAATTTTAGGCTACAAGCCTTGGTTGTTTAGCAAACCAATCCTCTGCAAACACCAAGTAGAAAGGCTCACCATTGATACCTACATTGGCACCTCCTGCCACAACAGGATTACCATCGGCATCCCTAGCCTCCACCAAAGGAATGTTTCTAGTGGCACTGCCAATGACATCCCATGTGTACTCATCATCTGAGTCAAAAGTCTTAGTTGGGAACTTTGAAAGGAATGTATCAAGGGTCTTACCCTTGTACCATGCAAGAAGCTGAACCATCAACTCTGTTGCCTTCTGAGGCTGCAACTGGAAGAGGCTACCAAGGTGGTTTTGCTTGGTCAAGCCCTTCCAATGGTTGAAACTCAACTTCTGAAATTTACCTAATTTTCCAGCCATTTCTTATATAATTAAAACATTTATAAAACATCTTTCCTTATGTGATAGGTCTTACCATCCTAGCTTCATCCCTTGACTTAGGAAGGAGTCTGGGTCTTCCTTTTGGTTTGTCACCATCCTAAGGCTACCATCACTGTTCCTCCTAGTGTTGTTAAGGGTCTTCTCTAGCTCTCTGAGACCTTTCTTCATCTCTTTCCTTACCTTGCCCTTGGCAAAGGAGTCAAAGTCCTTGAATCCATTGGTCATTGCAAAGATGAGACCTGTATATTTGAGGAAGTCTGCCCTGTGCTCAATCTCATACTTCTGGATAGCCGTCATATAGTGACCTGTCTCTGGGTCTTTGTAGATTGGCTTGGTAATGGTCTCATAGGCTTTCTTGCGAATGTCCTTGCCAATCTCCATGTCACCAAAGAGCTGCTTGTCCTTCATAAGTGAGTTCTCCAGTTGCTGTGCTTGTCTAGCTCTCTCAGCCTTGTCCTCGTCAGCTTGCTGCTGTGCTTCCTCAAGCAACTCATTGTACTTTCCACTGAAGTACTCCTTGTTGCTTTGCAAGGCTTCCTTGGCATCGTCAACATCAGTTCCTGCATCAATGCTTCTGTCTGTAAGCTTCTGTGCCTTAGCCTGTGACATGCCCCTGTTAATGAAGTCTTGGAAGATAAGCTGCCTTCTCAACTGCTCACCAGACTCACTTTCCTCTGCAATCTTAGCGTCAGTGATAGTGTTGATGTAATTGAGAGTACCCTCGTACTTCCTAATGTCTGTAGGCTCAACACCATTCTCCAAGGCTTTCGCTATCCTCTGCTGCTTCTCGTCAAGTCTGGCGTTAATCTCTGACTCAATCAGATTACTGAAAGTCTCAGCGTCAACAGCCTTCTTCACAGTCTCCTCATCAAGGTTTGGGAAGATACCATCCACTGCCAAGGCATTGGCAATGGAAGAGTAGAAGTTATCGTTTGGAGAAGTGCCATCTGAACTCTCTGGTTCCTCTTCCCCAAACAGTTCCTCGGGGTCAACAACCTCAGTAGTCTTGTCTTTTTCCTCTTTTTCATTCTCAGGAGTCTCCTCCTTTTCCTTTGGCTCCTCTGGAGCACCATTATCATCTGGTGAGACAAAGAGATTCTCAATCTCATCTGCACCCAAGATGTTGTCAAAACTTAGTTCTTCCATACTTACTTCTCTTTAAGTTCTACATGCTTCTTTAGTGCAAAAGTATAGAATTATTGCTTGCTTGAAGGTGTTCTCAGAAAGGTACTAAGGCACACTAAAAAAGGTACTTAAAGCAAGTACCTTTCCTAGCTATGCATAAAAACTTTTTACTGCTATCCCATAGTTCTTCTTGCCTGGGTAGTTCTTGTCCCAATAATTATCCTGCTCCATGCCAGAGCTTACCTCCTCAGTATGTCTCAAGTCACCATGGTAAAGCACCATCTTCTCCTCCCTATAGAGCATGAGCTGGACTAAGCTCATCACCCTATCGAAGTTCCCTTGTGGATTCCATAGCACAAGCTCCTTCAAGAGTGCTCTGTTCCTTATCCTATATAGGTTAGGTATGGTCACTTCCCTCTCACCTCCATCCTCATCAGTCTCAATGCTTACTATAGGTTTCCTAAGCCAAGTCTGTATCATCTTGAAAGCACCATTGATGATAGGGGTAGTGGCTCTGATGCCCACAGACTTATTGCCATATCCTATGCTGCTTATCATGTTTCTCTGCACTAGGTACTCTGGTGTCTCTGCCAAAAGGTGTGTTGCATTGTGTGAGCTGAAGTAAGAGAACATGCCCATCACATTCTGCTCATACATACACTTGGTGTTGTAGAACAGGCACAGCTTCCTACAAATCTCATAGAAGTCCTCAGCAAACATGGGTCTTCCTGTATATTCCGCAACTATCATGTCTGTCCATAAGTCAAGCACAAAGATGGAACCCAAGGACATGGTGTTGGAGACATCTGCATCATAAGGGTCGCAAGAAACCAAGTATCTGCCAAAAGGAACCTTACCCTCACCATTCTTCTTAGGCATCTCGAATATCTCCAATGCACCAGTGACCTTATTGTCCTTGGTAGGGAAGTCCCTTATAGGAAGGTCAGCAGTGGGATTGAACTTCACCTCTCCTGTCTTGTTGTCCTGCACAAGCTCACCTACATAGGTATCATCATACTCATTGGGATTGTTGTCTATCTGGTTAAGCCTCTCGTTTAGCTCTGTCACAGGGAATATATTTCCATGACTTCTCATCATAGCCTCCTGTGGGACTATAGGGTACTGGGATATACGCTTTACTATAGTATTGACATCAGTGGAACCATACTTCACCTTGTATCTGTCATAGAGGATGGCAAGCAAAGCCTTGGTGACATCAGAGTTGCCATTCTCATCAATGTACTCATTGCCATAGTTCATGTATGCTCCATAGAAGAAACAGCATTGCTTCCTTCCCTGCCCTTCCTTATCAAAGACATTCTCCAATGGCTCCATGTTGTAGCCTACAGGAGAGTAGAACATCTCTGCAAAGGCTGTGAAGTCAGACTCATCATCACCAGCAGTTCCATAGGCAAAGATTTCACCGAAGACATCATTGCCTTGCTCCACTGATGGTCTTATCATATTGATTACATTAAGCAAGTTCTTGAAGATACCAGCCTCCTCAATGAGGTATAGCACACCACGAGAGCCATTCAGCTTATCTTGGTTCACACCTGAGATGATTCCTGACACTGAGTTCTTGCTGCCATATTCCACCTCACTGCCAGCCTTCTTGAATCCCATTCTCCATTCCATCTCTTGGTCTGATGACTTCAATCTCCTAGAGGCAAACTGAGTGTACTTGGCACAATGGTCAAGGTTGTCCTTGAATACCTTCAGAATCATGTTGGTGTCCATGAGCTTGGTTCTATCCACGGCAGTCACCATGCACTGAACTTCCTTCCTATTGTCCTCTGTCTCTCCAATTATACATCTCCTTGCAAGAAGACCTGCACCAAAAGATGTCTTTCCCCTACCTCGACTAGCCAATGCAATAGCATGATGACCATGCATTCGTCCTTGGTTTATGTAGTGTGACATAAGGTACTGTCCATCCCAAAACCTTGGGTGAGCTACTGTTCTCATGGCAATGCCCCTGTCGCTCTTCTCGACAAGGTGCATAGGACAGAAGTTGAGCATCCAATAATAATCACCTGTCACCCACATGCCTGTCTGATGGTTGCAGTAGCCATTCCATCCTCTCTCCCTCTCACCATATAGCCACCTGCCATAGTCACTATTGGGATTGGCGTTGGGTCTGAGGGTGGTATATCTTCCCTTGTTTCTCTTGAAAGCCAGTGCCGATGGTCTGAAATAGTCACTTCCCTCCAAGATAGGTGGGTGGGTGACATCTATGATTGCCCTACCCTCATCATCCCTAGGAAGCTCTGACACCAATGGTCTGTCAGGGGAAACCATCCACCTTATGAAGGGGACATTGTTAAGGAAATCCCAAAACTGCTCTTGCACCTCAGTAGGATATTTCTCAAGATGCAAGTCCTCTAGAGGTGTCTGACACTTGTTAAACTTCATATCTTCCATATACTTCTACTCTTTGTTTCCTGCAAAAGTATATATATAATAAGGTATAGGCAAGCACCTAACTTCTTCACTAAGACAAAATAAAACAGAAAAGAGGAAGCATCCCTGCCTCCCCTTTTCATTCAAGCATAGTTTAATTAATATTTATTGTTTATGCCGTATGAAACAATTCGCATTGCAAAGGTAACAAAAGAATGCCTATTTGGAGTATGTCTAAGTAAATGACTAATGAAAACATAAGTAGTATTGTTAGGTTGGTGCTTGACCAGAAAAAGGAATGTACCTTTGCACTCAAATGAAAAAAGTATGAATAAGTATATACACATAGGTACTTGGGGGGTAATGATTTCCCTGTTCATTGGCTTGTGGATTACTATAGGCAAGTACAGAGACATTAAAGCAAAATGGAACAATGCCTCTGAGACTATTAAGGCTTACAGTGACCAGTTCAGTAACTCTGAGAAACAAAACAGGGCATTCAAGCTGACCATTGACCAGTTGGAGAGTTCCAAAGACTCCATATTCCAGAAGCTTGATGAGGTAAGGAAGGAACTGAAGGTAAAGGACTCCAAGCTGAAAAGCTTGCAATATGTCTCCTCCAGCTTTGCAAGAAATGACACCATAGTATTAAGGGACACCCTCTTCAAGGACTCACAGGTCAATGTTGACACAACGCTCTCTGATGGGTGGTACTCTGTGAGGGTAGGGTTGAGGTACCCATCAACTGTTGCCGTGAAGCCAGAGTTCAAGAGTGAGAAGTACATAGTGGTCTCCACCAAGAGGGAGACAGTCAATCCACCAAAGAAGTTCTTCTTATGGCGATGGCTACAGAAGAAGCAGACTGTACTGAACATTGATGTGGTTGAGAAGAACCCTTATGTGCAGAACCAGACAAATAGGTATGTTGAGATAGTTAGGCAATATTAGGTAAAAGGTTTGTTTTAGGATTTTTGTTTAGTTCATTTTTTTCTCCCCTTGTCAGTGGACAGGGGGAGTTTTTATTATGGTTACTTGTCATCATCTTTCACATAAAGGTCATAGATGTCATCCATCTGCTCACCAATGTACTTGTCAAGCAACTTGGCATAATGGGCAGTCATCCTTGTATTGGTATGCCCCAACATCTTTGACACTACTTCCATAGATACATTATTTGCCAAGGTCACAGTACTGGCAAAAGTATGCCTTGATGTGTGAAAGGTCACATGCTTGTCTATCTTGCAGTAAATGGCAATGTCCTTCAGATACTTGTTGATGTCTGAGGCATCTTGGATTGGTATCAAGGTCTTGCTACCTTTATATTTTTCCAGTATCATCTTAGCCATTGGAAGGAGTGGAATCCTAGATAGTACCCCAGTCTTAACCCTTTTCTTCTTAATCCAGAGCCTCCCCTCGTCATCCCTGACAATGTGCTCAGGATTGAGTGTCTTGATGTCAATGTATGCAAGACCAGTGAAACAACCAAAGAGAAAGAAGTCCCTCGCCTTCTCTAGTCTTGGTATTGGGGTGTCAAAGTTTATGATTCTCCTAAGCTCTTCTTCTGTTAGGAAATCAATATCCACAGGTTCTCTCTCTACCTTGTAACTGGCAATTATGTTATATTGGATATAATTGTTAGCTACAGCCCTGTTTACCATTGCTTTTAGAAATTTCAAATGTTTGGTGCAAGTATTCTGAGCCATACCCTTGTCAGATAAAAGAAACGTATGGAAGGACTGAATGAGGCTTATATTTACCTCATTGAGTAAAATATCATCTCTTTTATATTTCTTTTGCATGAACTCCAGCAACAGTCTCTTGGTGTGGTCAAAGCAATAGTAAGTCGTTGAAGCCACACCCTTGCCTATAAGTTTCTGTTTTTCTTCATTATGTTCTGAGATTACTTGCATAAGGGTTGCATCCTTTAGGCATGACATTTTGTCCAGTACTGCATCCTTTAGTATGTGTACTGTTATCATGTAACCTCTTTTCATAAGTTCAATCTCCTTTTCATAGATTCTGTTTCTGAACTCTATGAGATAGTCATTGATAAGTTTGGCTTCAGGAGTACCACCCCTTACCATTTGCTTTTGTTTGTTCCAATCCTTAGCATTGGCTGACTTGCCTGTACTAAAATAGATTCTCTCTCCATTATAGGAAATGGAGACCTCAATGGGGGATAACCCTTTTTTGTTTTTCTTACTTGCCCTGATGGAGAAGTAAACTGCCACACTGTGATTTTCCATTTGCTTATCCTTTGTTTTTTAGTAAGCAATGTATATCAATGACTTAGGAAGATTTGCAGCCCAAAATGTCCAAAAAGTAAAATGGGCTGCAAATGGGCTGCAAAAATTATAACAAAAATCCCTGTCACTATGAAGTCACAGGGATTGATATTTAAAGACTTATTTCACTTATTTTTTATTAAGTGCCAAGTCGATAGCAACGGCGATAGCTACAGTAGCACCTACCATAGGGTTGTTACCCATGCCGAGGAAGCCCATCATCTCAAACTTTCTGTCTTTACAGTCTATGTTTCTATAGGTCAACGACTTACATTTGCTTGTTGTTATTCAACGTTTGAAAGAACTCTAGATTGGGCTGCAACTAAGGCAGATTATATCTTCTTTTGCCTCCCTTTCTAGACATCATATAATAATGTCGTTGCAAAGGTACTAATTAAAGATGATACCAAGAAGAACCTGCCTTTCATTCTTGTGCTAATTAAGGTTAAAGTCCTGCTCTCCCACAAACTTTTAAGCAAAATCCTATAGAAGTTTTAAGATAAAATTGTATCTTTGCAACAGAAATACTAAGATATAAAACATATTGGAGAATAGTTTTGTACGAAGTATGGTTAAAGTAATACTTTAAGTGGAAATGTAAATATTAAATCTTAAAACATCATATCATGGTCTCAAGAGTAAAATCAAATTCATCATTGAAAGATGAGCAAAGATGGCAGGCAGAGAGTGATGCCTCCACCATGGCTACCTACCAAGAGATATTGCAGGACAAGGCTAGGATGAACAGAGCCATCAAGGTTGCCAAGTCAAAGGCGGCAGACCTCACCAAGAGGGCAAGTGCCATGCAGAGTGTAGCAAAGACTAAGCCTACAAGGAGGAAGTAGTTATGGCAAAGACTTACGATTATCTTCAGGCACACTCCCTTAGGGAGTTGCTTGACCAGTTGAATAAATTCAATGAGAAGAGTCCAGGCTATTCAATCCAAAAGGAGGACATAGTTCACATATTCCATGAGGAGGGAACCTACATCCTCGTATATTATAAATAAGGTGTAATCTTCTAAGGTAAAGTCATTATGTCAAAGCTAAGGAAAATAGAAGAGTACAACTCAGAGCCAGTGACCTACTGCGCAAGATGCTACTCCTTGGGGATAGTGCATGAGGATTCCATAGGGATTGATTGCTGCAAGGAGTGTGGAAGCTCTGACTTGCTTACATCAAGTGAGGAGGAGTGGGAAAGGCTCTACAAACAGAGATATGGTCACAAGTTCATTACAGAGGAAAGTAACATAAGGAAGTCACCAATCTTCCAGATGTCAAACGAGAAACTGAAGACCAAGGTTTTCAATGACCCCTCATGGAGGGAGATATGCAGGGCACTATACCCTACATTCCCTGAGTGGTTGAGCAAGGCAGACTCCATAGTGCTGTTGTTTGCGAAGCTATACCAAGAGGACAGGTTGGATGACCTTAGGATGGAATTGATTAACAGATTAAATAAGTAGAAGTTATGGAAGAGCAGAAATCAAAGACAGTTAAGATGAATGCCACTCACAAGGGCGAGCAGAAGCTTACCTATGAGCAGCTAAATGATGCTTGCATCCAGTTGTCACAGCAGAACAGGCAGCTCATTGTGAGGAACAGGGAGTTGGAGAACTTTGCCATGAACAAGAGACTTGACTATCTGTTCAAGGTCTTGGAGTACAGTGGCAAGTTCGGCAGTGACTTCATTGTGGGTTGTGTAAGTGAGATAGAGCAGGCTATGACTATCCCACAGGAACCAGAGGAACAAAGGGAGGAGAAATAATATGGAGAAAGCAGCCAGTACTAATAGACAGGAGGGAAGAACAGGCTTGCTAAAGCCTAACAACATTATGACCATACCAACGTCCATTGGTATTGAGTTCTTCAAGTGGTGGTGTATCTTCCTAAGACCATTCATCAAGCTCACCAACAGGGAGACCGATGTCATTGCAAGCTTCCTAAAGCAGAGGTGGGAACTCTCCAAGAACATCAGTGACCCTGCAATACTTGACACCATGGTGATGAGCGAGGCAACCAAGAGCAGGGTCATAGAGGAATGTGGGATTACCCAGCAACACTTCTATGTGGTGATGAGCAACCTCAGGAAGAACAAAGTCATTGTCAATGACATCATTGAGCCTAGGTTGATACCAAACATAAGGAAGGATGACAATGGCTGCTTCCAGTTGCTGATACTCTTCAAGGATGTGAGGAAGGCATGACCTACAATGAGATTATAGCAAAGGTATCTGCAAGTCTGGGTCTTCCCAAGGGTTTGGTGGACAAGACCTACAGGGCTTATTGGAGGGCTGTGAGGGAGCATGTTACCTCCATGCCCTTCAAGGAGAACTTGACAGATGAGGAGTTCATGGAGTTGCAGCCCAATGTGAACATTCCCTCCATAGGCAAGCTCCATGTCACCCTTGACAGATACCACAGATAAAGCTATGTTACATATTAAATCCATTAAACCAGTATTCAACCATGTTCTCACCACTGCTGACAGGTTTGAGAAGGACATGGTTAGCCAAGGAGTCATTGTTGCAAACAAGGGAGACCTGAAACTCTGGCAGACAGTGCTTGCCATAGGCTCCACTGCAAGGGACATCAAGGTAGGTGACAAGGTGATGATTATCCCTGACCACTTTGCAGTGAAGAAGTACAACAAGAACTCTGTGCAGAATGACTTGGACAACAACCCTGTGCTTGACTACCATTTTCCATTTGAGACCATTGATGATGAGAATGGTAAACCAAAGGCTTGCCTCTACATATCAGACAATGATGTGAGATACATCTTTGAGGGAGAGGAGAAGGATGATGCCCTTATTACTCCTGACAAGCCTAAGTTGATAGTATAATCTACTTTTAAAATTAAAAATAAAATTGTTTTTATCATTATGATTAGCCCTAGCCTGTGATAGGTTGGGGCTATTTTTATATATATTCCCTCAAGTCAATGTCCTCATTACCCATAGCCCAAGCATCAAAGGCATAGCCCTCCTTACTGACATCTCCTATTATTTCCAAGGCATAGCCTACACATCTTCTCTTTGGAAAGCTGTCTGAGAACAGATTAACCAAGAACACCATGTCTCCCAAGGTGGCACCTGAGACATTGTAGTACACCCTAGCCTCTGTAACCCTCTCCACCTCCAAGTGATTCCACTTGCACTCCAGTACATCCCCTGCGAGCCTTACAGTGAAATGCTTGCCATGCCTTGCTATGTATTGCCTTAAACCTTTCATAATAACCTGCTTTAAGTTGCTATTTCTTTTTGCTGCAAAGATACGATTATTATCTTAACTACCAAAGCTTTAGGATGAAAAAGTAAAGTTGTGCAAAGGGTGTTTTCCAAAAAAATCAAAAGTGTGTATTAAGGGTGAGGATATTTGCAAAAAAATTTTGGTATATATCAAAGGTGAGGATAATACCACACACCACCCCCACCTTACTTTGGATTGGGATATACCCCCTGGGGTCTTCTCAACCATGATTGGTGAGGGTGAAGCATAGTAGCCCTCAATTTGCAGATTGTTCTGCTGCAAATAGCCATCTGCATACATGCCTCTAGGGAAAGCACCTGAGGAACAAATGCCTGTCACTAATCATAAGTCCTTGACAGGAGGCAACCACATGGCTAATACAACAGCTACAGGAATCAAGAACAGTTGGTCACTCATTGCATTTGCAAAGCAGTTTGGCAAGCCAAAGCTCGCCAAGTGTACAAACCATGACACTGATGAGGAGTTCAAGTGTGTGGCATTTGGTGAGGGAGACAAAATGACCTTTGTGTCATTCTCACCTAAGCTTGGCGAACTCTCACCTAAGGAGATTGCTGCACAGAAGGATGACCTTCAGGTTGTGGAATGCACAACCAAGGAAGGAAGGACAATGCTCTCACTCTGCAAGAAAGGTGCAGACTCATGGGAGGACATTGACCTTGGATTGTAAGACAATGGGGAGAGCAATCTCCCCTTTTCACTAACCCTTTAAAATGAAATGATATGGATATTTTAAATCTTGGCTGTAAAATCATCTGCAAGATAGTACCAAATACTTCCACTAGAGTTAAACTACAGGACTTTTGGTTTGAAAAGTACATGGAATACTTTGAAGGAGTAAAAGGTCCTTGGACTTGGACAGATGTGGAAATTTAAATCAGATAGCATGATAGTAGATATAGCAACACGTAGAATCCTCTTGTATGATTGGGATGGAGACCCTGAGTGGCTTAGTCTTGATGAATATGAGGAACGTCTTCATAAAATGGAGGAAGTAGATTTAGGAATATAATACTAACCAAGGAGGGCAGCAATGCTCTCCTTTAAAACATTACAACTATGAGACAAAGACATAACAGAGCAGCAGTATGCTCTTCAGACAACTATAGACTGAGCAGAGTTCTCCATGCAGACTTTCTGAAGGAGAAGCACTCCCACTTCAATGAATTGCTCATTGATGGCAAGCTCACCATCCACAAGCCTATCTTCAAGAATGGCAGAATGACTGGCAGAGGCAGAAAGATAACTGTCTTGGGTCATCACATGGTAGTCACTGAGGAGGAGTACAGAATCCACTGTGCCCATCTCAACATCAAGTAATAAACAGGCTGCTTGGGAGACCTTGCAGCCTTAACTTTTTATAATATGAAAGCATTAGTCCTTTACATTACAGCAACATTGTCCATCTTGCTATTATGCACTGAGATTGGCATAGCTTGGCTAGTCCTTCTTACCATAGACATCATCTTAATTGCATGGTGTCACAACAATATCACTCTACAGGAGTTTATTAAGTATAGTGGCTACAAGCAATGGTACAGAATGATTAATAGCTAGTCTTGGTAGG